TGCGATACCACCCTGTTCAGTGCGCGGATGAAACACGCATAAAGGTAGAGTTCGTCGAACCGCGTTAATGCCATCCTCGACGCCAGCATGGGTGACGAGCTGAGGTGAGAGGCCAAACGCCTGCATAGTCTCAACGCGGGTTCGTCCAGATCCCCATTCTTGGATCCGCGCGTCGTGCGGGACATAATCTGTGCCATGTTTCCAGGCCCTTTCCTTGTGCCGCTCGAAAATCACATCGCGGTAGTGCTCGACGCCCGTGCCGGAGGCGGCATAAAAATCCAAAATAAAGACCTGGGTGCCGAGCACCTGCCACCACCATATGGCTGTGTCGTCTTTTACGCCGATGTCCCAGGCGCGATGCACAGGAAGCGAGGGGTCGGCCTCGATCGGGAGAATGCGGCCCTCGTCGCGGATGGCGGCCATCTCTCTCGCATAGAAGGCGCCGAGCATGGCAGAGGACCAGTCGCAGAAGTACTCTTGCTTATACTGGGCGATGCCGATGTCCTCGCCGTACAGGGCACAATACTCGGCGAGGGTTTCCTCGCGCTGGGTGGTGGAAAGGCTTTTGGTGTCGTCGATGGTCAGCCGCTCGTAGAACCATCCCTTGGCCTGGGCGGCATACTTCGACATTTCGAAGGCGTGATTTCTGCCCCGAGGCGTGGTGATGAAGGCGGCCCAGCCGTTGTTCTCTTCAAGCATGGGTCGGTGGTAGGCCCAAGCGGAGGGGTTAGAGAGTGCAAACTCCGAATAGACAATTCCAGCCGGGCCTGCGCCCACCGTGGCATCGTAGCGGTCCGAGCCGACGACCTGCCAGGTGCTGCCGTTGCGGAAGCGAATAAACATTTCCGTTTCATTGGTGTTGTCCCTGAAAGCTAAGGGGAAGGCCTCGTCGACGCGGCGCCGGCCGGTGTGGGCATTGATGGCGTTCCAGATCGCCTTTTTACCCTGGGCATACTCGGGAAGACAATGCCAGTAGTTGCCGATGCGGGTGGCGGCGCTTACCGCGGCGTGGTGCAGGCAGATTTCATCCTTGCCGGCTCTTCGATGCCACACCGCCATCGCCCGTTTGCCGCCGTTCTCCAGATAACGCCACAGGTTTTCCTGATGGGGCCGAGGGCGCCAGCCGACGGAGGGGATGGGTACGTCAAGTTTAGGTGGTGCTTCGATCATTTACAATCATTTCTGTTTTTTCGTAACCTCCCTGACCACCCTGAAACCCACGTTTAAGAAACCGACATACCGGGTCTACTTTTACTAAATCTAGGGGCGGTAGTGGGTCCCATCCGGCCGTGGGCCCCATCACGATCGACTACCGGTGTCCTCCGCTACGATCGGCGGCGCTGGCGCGGGCGTCACGTCACGTGCCTGGGATGAACGGTGCTCAAGCTGGGGCGAACGGTGTTGCGAACCGTTCGTCCCTACGTCAAGCAAGCGCCTTATCGTCACTTGCACGTTAGCGTTGAAATCTTGGCTTTGCTCGCTCTTACCATGGCCACGGTCTAATAGCTCTTTACATGCGGCAACCCGCGCCGCTGGCGGTGCAGTCTTTTGGCGCGCGATACCCGCAAGCACGCGGATGGCCATGGCATCATGCGTGCGAGCGAGCGAGCGGATATCGGTTGGCGTTCTAGCCATACTGAATTCCCGAAATCAATGATCGCCCTTTTTCCATGGTGGAACGTACAACGAAGTTTTTAAACGCGCGACAAAAAACGCGCGCAAAAGCAATACCATAGCTGGCGGAACGCTAGCAGTGCCATGGGCATACCGTCTAGCAGTCCTATTGGAAACGCCTAGTAATCGCCCGCTTGCCGATATACTCAATCCTAAATGCCTGACGTGCTCTCTATACTCGAGCGGTGACATATCACGACGCTTTGTCCAATGCATTGCCTTGCCTCACTATATCGTGTCAAAATTATTTTGCTATTTCTCTTGAACCTTATGACGTGTTGTCCTAACTAATATGTATAGAAACCGCAAAGGAGCATCACATGTACACTCACAAAAACTTCAAAACCAAGAAAGAGCTAAAAGCCGCGGTCGACGCTTTCAACGCTGGCAATGGTCCGCCAGTGACTTACTGGCAACCCGGTCCGTTCGGAGGCAATGAACCAAAGGACGGCACAGTTTACTTTGAGGGACCGCATTACCCTCAACCCCATCGATGGTATGCGGCCGCGACCGTGGAAGACTTTCACGTCATCAAAGTGAAGTAACCAAAACAAATCGCTTTTTACCCGGCGCCGCAAGGCTACCGGGTTTAAGGCATTAGGAGCATCACACCATGCATATGATTTTCAGCCTTAAATCAGCTAACGCCAAAACCGGCCCTATCCCGGTTTCAACAAGCTCGAGCGAAACATGTCCGCCAGCCTGCCCTTTCATCGATGCAGGCTGTTACGCGAAATATGGTCCGCTTGGTATGATTTGGTCCGCCATGACGAAAGCCGGGCCCGATGCAACGTTCAAAAATGGTAAGTCAACTGTCACGACAAAATCGTGGCAAAGCTTTCTAGATGCCGTTGCGGCTTTGCCAGATGGCACGCTATGGCGCCATAACCAAGCGGGCGATTTACCTGGTACGGGAAACGACATCGACGGCATTGCATTGCAATGGCTTGTGACAGCCAACAAAGGCAAACGCGGCTTCACCTACACGCACAAGCCCATGAACGTTGCCGGCAATGCCAAACACGTGGCAAACGCTAACGCCAATGGGTTCACCGTCAATTTGTCCGCCAACACTCTGACAGAGGCGGACACGCTCGCAAACGAGCATGGTTTACCTACCGTTGTTGTGTTGCCGTCGACCATTGCCGGCAACGTCAAGATTGAAACGCCAAAGGGTCGACGGATTGTCGTTTGTCCGGCCACCTATCGCGACGACGTCACTTGCAAATCGTGCGGCTTGTGTGCCGTTCGCGATCGCAAGGTGATTGTTGGCTTTCCCGCCCATGGTGCGGCAAAAAACAAGGCAAGTGCAATAACGCAACACTAGAAAGGGTAGACCGTGATTAGAGCATTTCAAGTCGATGGCCAATGGTTTAGCACGCTGGCACGCAATGGCCATATCGTCAGCAACGCGGGCCCGTTCCAGACAGAGGACAAAGCCCTAGCATTCTTTGCCGACATCCCCTCGCGATACTGTGCAACGGCCGTTAACAAAGCCATTGCCGCATCTAATCGCGCGGGTCGACGCATCGGCAAAAATGAAGCCGCGGCAATTCACAGACTATTAAAAGGGAGGAGTTAACATGTCCTGGAAGCCTGAAGTCTATATCGAAAGCGAAAAGAAATGGCACTGCAACGGTTTGGTGTTTGCCACCAAGCAAGAGGCGGAACAGAACGCTAGTGACTTGCTGCAACGCTGGTACGTTCCGACTAACTCGCGTGCCGTTGAAAGCAACGAACCCGTGAACTATTCCTATATTGACCGTACGCTGAAACCTGTAGGCTAAACTTCAAAATAACTTTGAACCTTTTAGCCTGCCAACGCGACTAACTGTTATAGCAACCCAAACCCAAGAGGCATCACATGGCTACCATCGAAACCCTGCCAGTAAGCGACAACCTCATCCCGGTCATTGACGATTTGGGCAAGCTCAAAGCCCAAATCGCAGATCTGGAAAAGCAGGAAAAAGCCTTAAAGGCGCAACTCGAACACCTAGAACCCGGCGCCTATGAGGGCAGGCTTTTTCGCGTGTCCATTAGCGTGTCCGACCGCGAAACATTGGACATGGAAGCGGTCCGCGAAAAGTTGACGCCCCAATTTATTCGGGCCCATACCAACGTAACAACGGTTAGAGCTTTGCGGGTTGTCGCTCGCAAGTGACCCTTTGCCGGCAACACGTGGCTAAGTAAAACCCTGCGACCAAGGCAGGAGCATACCGGCCACGTGTCACCAGGAAGCCCGCCCCACCAGGGGCGGGCTTTTTTCGTGTCCAAACCAGGATCCGCTATCGATTACGTTTTTGAAAACTGAAACCTGATCCGCTATCGATTACGTTTTTGAAAGCCAAAACCTGATCCGCTATCGATTACGTTTTCCAAACCCAAAACCTGACCCGCTATCGATTACAATTTACAAACCTGATTTCCAAGCCCGCCTGCCGAGGGAGCTTTTTGGCCGTCAGCCTTCGTAGACTGAAACCAACGTAGTCGCAGCCTTGACGGCATCGCCTAGCAATCGAAACCGTACTTCGACTGGCAATTCTTCCCATATACTAACCTGGGCACGGCAAACCCTGACAGCGATCTGAAATGCTCGCCCTAGTTCTTGTTCGGTCCATGCATGCATCTCATTCATTACAACCTCCAGTACATTGGGTAGCGAGGGG